AAAAATGTGAGCTTTTCGCAGTTTTTGGAATGGATCTGCGATAACCACAACGGAATGGTAGATGCATACAAAGCTTTTACTCCTGGCAATGTGCAAATGGACATTCCCATGATCGTGCCCTATATCGACGGCATCAAAGTCGTGCAGGTGGGTTACAGCTACGATTCTAATGATGGAGATTACATTTACCATTGGGGAATTGTAGATCCCGTGGATGGAAAGACGAATATTTTCTATGAGGAAACAGAAATCAACAAAGCTTCCTGCCTGAGCTGGGAAATCGATGAAGAGCACATTGCGGAAGGTCGCATTATTTCACGGATTGGAAGCAACAATTTCCGCGTGCGTCTGTTTGCAGCCTATGTAAAGGGCAAAACGTACGCTGCAAAGGTCGAAGTGAAAAAAGCCGAAATCGTCTGCGGTACTTGCAACAAGAATTTTGGCACGTACTCCATTTATAACGTTGAGCAGGCATCTGAATCCAAGACCTTTAAGATCACCGAGCAAAACGGGAAATACATCCTTGCTATCAACGGCAAGACGGATCCCCGCTTTTTGTTTGATGTGAAGGAACCTACATACAGCTTTGGCGATGGAAAAAACTATGGTGTTACATGGGATATCTTGCAGAGTGAGCTGGTTGAAAAGTACGGCGGATATCTGGTGCTGCGCCATGCAGAGGATCCTAACGGAAAACCGCGCCGGTATCTGGACTATCTTCAGGCGATCACCGATAAAAACAGCCAGACGGTGGCTTTTGGAACAAACCTGCTGGATTTGACCGACTACGTCAAAGCAGAGGATATCTACACGCGGGTGATCGCGGTAGGTGCCAAAAAGATAACATGGCTTGTTTTTTCATGGGGAGAAACCATTACAGAAACCGCAAACGATCTGGCTGCGCAAAAGCTTTTTGGCATCATCACAAAAGTGATCTTTATTGAAGGCATCGAAAGCACGCCGCAGTCTTTGCTGGATGCGGCAGAGGAAGAACTTGCCAAAAATCTGCGCTATCTGAACGGCATGACAGTCAAAGCGGTCGATCTGAAAGACGCTGATATTGATGTCAGCCGTATTGCAATTGGAAAGCAAACGCACATTTTCTCTGCACCGCATGGTATAGATACCTGGTTGCTGTGTTCCAAGCTTGTTGAGCCGTTGGATTCGCCGGATAAAAAGGAGTTTACATTTGGCACCGAGTTTTCCAGCATCAGCGACCTGCAGACTTTGAGTGCACGCAAAGCGTCCGATGCTTACGATTTGAGTCGATCGCTCAAAGGGTACATGTCAGGCTAATAAGACAGGAGGTGTTTTATGGATAAAACTTTTGATGAAGCCATTGCGGGAATCCGTAAGGCTGAGCGCGGCGTGGAAGTCCGTGAGGACATCGCACAGGGCATGGAGTACGTCAAGCAGTACGCCGAGGAAGTGACAGGCCAGCAGCAGGCTGCTTTGCAAGCCGCTCAAACCGCCACCGGAGCAGCCAGCACCGCGACGAAAAAGGCCGCAGCAGCTGCAGAGAGCGAAAGCGCCGCCCGGACCTCCGCCGCCGAAGCAGCCCAAAGCGCGCAGTCAGCATCCGTAGACGCAAAGAGCGCGGGAAACTCTGCCGCTTCTGCCAAAGCTGAAGCAGACAGGGCTGCGGCCATCGTGAGCACCGATAAGACGCTGAGCGTCGAGGGCGCTCCGGCTGACGCAAAGGCAGTTGGCGAAGCCCTAAAGAATTTGAATATTCGCCCGGCCACATCCACAACACTTGGCGGAATCAAGGTTGGTAGTGGACTTTCTGTGGCCGACGATGGTACGCTGAGTGCTGACATTGTAATCCCAGAAGTGGACAAACTAACTGCCTACCCAGTGGGCAGCATCTACCAGAGCACCAGTTACACCAGTCCCGCCGCACTGTTTGGCGGTACATGGCAGGAGATCGCGCAGGACCGCGTGCTGATGGGTGCGTCCTACGCCCACGCAGCGGGCACCACCGTGGAGGCCGGACTGCCGAACATCACGGGCTATGCTGGCGCAGATACTGATTCCGGTTATTATAACACCAATCGCCCAAATGCAGGCGGTGCATTTTATGGAGGTGGAAAATCCTACAGTTGGTGTGCTGCAGGCAGTCAAAATCCCGGCAGAGACCTTTGCTTTGACGCTTCCCTCTCGAACTCAATCTACGGCCGCAGCGCCACCGTGCAGCCTGCCGCCTACTATGTGCACATCTGGCGGCGCGTGGCCTGAGAAAGGAGGTTTTGAACCATGAAGATCATTGACGAGACCGGCGCGGTCGTGGAAAACCCGGACCTGACGCTTGGGTATCTGGTGGACGACACCGAACCAGTGGAGCACCCCGCCGTGGAAGGCGTGGAGGAAGTGAGCCACTACGAGACCATAACGGAGTATCCCGGCGGCGGCAGGGATGTGCGGAAGGTCATTGATGTGCCGGGC